TCGTGCTTACGACAATAAAAAGGTCTTCAAATGCCTTGATAGCCCGCGTATCGGGCAGGAATTTGGCGAGCTGATCACGTGTTAGCGGGCTTGCCATCAGTTATTCAAGGCTTCAAGCCTCGCCTCCAGCCGCAGGACTGAGATAAACGCCTGCGTGTCCCACATGAACCGCTGCATTCTGAAGTTGCGCATGAAGCCACATTGCAGCCACACAATGCGCTTGGTACGGTCGCCCTGCATGCCCACCTTGACGTATTTGTCTTGGCTCCATGTGACGCCATCGACTGAATATGATGTGCTGATTGTCGGGTCCAGTCCAAAGGCTACACGCCCCGTCAGACAGACCAGCTCAAGCTCATGAAAGATCGCTGAACGGCCTTCGTTGTAAGTGATCAGCGTTCCGAACTCCATTCGCACATGCGACTCATAATGTGTGGCGATGGTATCCACCAGGTAGCCGTGATTTGATGACGTAGGATCACCAGCAAGCCATTTCTCGTAGCACCAGACAAAGTTTTTGGCGCGGTACTGGGACAGACCGGACAGGCTGGATGTCAGGACAAACCACACAGCCTCCTGCAGCGCCAGCGATGCCGCCGAGTCATAGACCAGGGTCTGATCGGGAAGATGTAGGTACAGCAGCGATAGGCCTTTTGCGATGCGTGATTCCATCACGGACATGGCTAGCTGCGCCTCTGTGTATTCCTCAAGAATTTGATCAATCTCTCGCGTAGAGATTTTTGTCGCGCCGCCATTGGACCCAAGGTAGATCGCTGGGGCTTCGTTCCGGCCACTGCCTAAGAATGCGATTGTGTCCACGAACACGGCTGCACAGTGGGTGCCAAGCACGCCTTTTTGAATCTGTGCGCCCTCGATGCGCTGGAATGGGAAAAGTGACCCGCCGATGTTGTCGAAAACTTCGATGGTGTAACGGTTTAACGCGTAGACCTCGTTGCGCAGTTTGAACAGGCCTTTCACCGGGTCAGGGTCGGCCTCAGAGCTTCCATATTTCAACGGGTTGATGTCGGTCGGCGCGTTCAGCTCCGCGACGATCAGGCTTGTCCCGTCAGTGGACATGAAATAGCCATCCACCCAAAGCACATCGAGCGAAGTGCCAAGGTCAACGTCCGTAACTTGCGTGAGAGTTACCCCATTCCAATAGAACAGCTTTCCACCTGAGCAGATCGCCAGGCGGTCGAATGAGTAATCGAATGTGACTTGTGTTGACCCGCCAACATCACCCAGCGTGGTTGTGACGCCGGTACTGGAGATGCTTACCAGCTTGGTGCCCATGACGCGGTAGCAAACCCCGTTCCAATTGATTCCACCACGGTCAACGCCCGGGCCAGTCCCGAACAAGGAAATACCGTCAGCCGGGCGCAAATAGCCCTTGCTTACGCCGTTTTCCTTCGGGACCGGAATCAGATTTACCGGGTAGCTGTTCCGCAGATCAGCCGATGCGTCCGAATAGATCCCGTTGAGGACGCCAATTTGCATTAGAAGCCTTTGTACTTCTTGACGCTGATTGAAACAGTCATGTCGTCGGCTGCTGGATCAATGGCGGCAGAGTCGAATACATGCAATGAGAACCCCGCCGGGAAAAATGAATCTGTCGGGATTGGGATTTGAATGTCGCCGTTGATAAAAGCTGTTTCGCGGTACGTGCCCTGCATGCACATGTAATAGCGCGTCAATGATGCCGCCTGTGTTGCGCCTGCAGAAATGCGCCCGACAACAGTCCCCGCTACATTTTTAGCCTCAAGCAAAATTTGGCGGTTTCCGACTGTGGCTGTCGTGGTCAAAATGACCATCACTGAATTCAAGTGCCACATTTCCCCCTGAGGGACCGTAAATGTTTTGTCGCTGTCATTCGGAGTCGTGTCAGCCGATCGATCAATGATCGGAACCTCCGTGACGGCCTCGGTGTAATTTTCACCGGATTTAAAGAGTGCCATGATGTTTCCTTAACTTACGCGATACCACGTATCGGTGACGGCTTCAAAACGAAGCGCGAAGAAATGGTTGTTACTTACGGCGCGCCAAATTACATCGAAGCAAAGTTTGTGAAGGTGTGCAAGAAGGCTGGCGAACCATTCCCGGTAAAGAAGATTCAATTCAGGCCATTCCCGAAGAAAAGGCCTGTTGCTTGACTTATGCAATTAATGCATAATGCCGCAAAGCCATCCGCAGGCTCAAAACGCGAGCATTGACAGGTCCCGCCTCCTGAAATTGGTGAGATAGCGCAGAGAAATCTGCAACACCTCACCATTTTTTAGGAGCCCATGATGGCCAATGAATTCAGTAAAGAGGAAAAAGTCGCGTTTGAAGACGTCCTCGAAAAGTTCGAGGATAACCTGGTGCTTTCGCGCCACATCAGCAAGTACCAGACCGACTCCCAATCGATGGAGCGGACCAATGATGTGATTTGGCGCCCGCAGCCCTACGTAGCCCAGAGCTATGACGGCACCGATGCAACGGCCAACTTTAACGAATCAACCCAGCTTTCCGTCCCCTCGACCATCGGCTACAGCAAGCACGCTACCGCGATCTTGACCGCGACCGAGCTTCGTGATCTGTTGCAAGAAGGCCGTCTCGGTGTTGCCGCAGCTCAAAAGCTGTCCAGCGATATCAATGTCGCCGTTATGAACGTGGCCGCGAATCAAGGAACCTTGTTTGTTAAGCGCACTGCTGCTGCATCCGGGTTTGATGATGTCGCCCAGTGCGAGGCCATCTTCAATGAGCAGGGCGTTAACTCGCTGGATCGTTATCTGGCCCTGTCCACCCGTGATTACAACGGCATGGCCTCCAACCTGGCAAGCCGATCGACGATGACCGGAAAACCAACGACTGCCTACGAAAAGGCGTATGTCGGTCAAGTGGCTAGCTTCGAGACCTACAAGCTCGACTACGCCAATAGCAAGACCGCTGCCGCTGGTGGTGCGGGCCTGACGATCAACACGCTTGACGCCGGGCTGAACTACTATGTTCCCGAGGCAACCAGCACGGCCACGACTGGCGAGACATCCAACGTTGATAACCGCTACCAGCGGATCACCGTGTCCAGCACGACCTCTGTTGTCGCTGGCGATGCGTTCACTGTTGCTGGACTCAATGCTGTGCATCAGATCACCAAGGGCGACACCGGTCAACTGAAGACCTTCCGCGTGATTTCGGTGGATTCGGCTACAACCATGACCATCAGCCCCCCGATGATCACAAATCAAGTCGCGGCCAACGCCTCGGCACAGTACAAAAACTGCGTGATCAACACCAAGGCAGCCAACAGCGCGATTGTGTTCCTGAACACTGTTACCGCTTCGGTCAATCCGTTCTGGCACCGCGACGCCATCGAGATCCTTCCTGGTCGTTATGTCATCCCGTCGAATTCCGGTGTGGCCGTGATGCGCGCCACGACTGAACAAGGGATCGAGATGACGATGACCAAGTGGTTCGTTGGTGACGTATTGAAAGAGAAAATCCGCTGGGATATCCGCTTCGGTGTGGTCATGAAGCAGCCCGAAATGGCTGGCTTGGTGATGTTCAGCCAGACCTAAATTAACGGGGGCTTCGGCCCTTGTTTTTCAAATTCATTCAAGGAAAAAACATGAAAATCTTTGCAAACGGCACCCTCGAAATCGCCCTTGCCGCAAACGACAAGATTGCGATCTTCAGCAATTCGTCCATCAAACTGTTCCAGCAAGTAGGCTACCCCAATTTCCCGGACAGCTGGAACTTGCTGGAGACCACTGACGACGGCGAGACCTTCACCTCGGCTGCCTTTTCCGCTGCTGCGACTGTCCGTATCGACGCTGGTCCGTCCGATGTGTTCTATGAAGTCGGCACCGCTCCCGTGATTGGCGAGCCCCTGGCCGATCAGAGCTTTGCCGATGCAACCGGCATCATCCAAGGCCTGGCGGCTGCGCAAGGTGGGTCCGCCGAATACAAGGGCGGTACGTCCAGCACTGCGGGTAATGCGGGCGGCGCTGCCTTGCTGACTGGCGGGGCACCTGGCGCAACTGGTGTCGGTGGTGCCGCAACCGTGGCCGCTGGTGCTGGTGGTGCGGCTGGTAATAATGCTGGTGCAGCGGGTGGTAACACGAGTATGGGTTCATTGGTCCTTGCTATCGGAGGCGACGGCGGATCAGGTATGGCAAACGGGACAACAGCAGCATTTAGTCCAGGTGGGTTAGGTGGTGCAAGTGGAACTGGTATAGGAGACGTAAGGGCGAGTGGGAACGGTGGAGGGTATGGGTTGAGACTCGATACCATTACTTGCGTAGCCGGACAAGGGGCTGCGTCGTACTTTGGTGGAGCAGCAGCGGTAGCGACTAGTGAGGGAGCCGGTCGAGCAGGTCGGTTCTATGGGGCGGGTGGGTGTGGTGGGAACGCCGTAACAGGTAACGCTGCTGGAGCCGAAGGCAGTAAGGGTATTCTAATAGTCTGGGAGTTTGGTTAGTGCTGGATACCTGCGAGTGTGTGTCGGATGGGTATTGTCGACGCTACCAGCGCGAGATGGTCGGTCGGATGCGAGAGCTGTGCGCCGGGGTCAACGTAGACCTCGGCACCGCTGCCGCATTCCGCGAGCAATGGTCGCGCGAGGCGACGCAGCCGCCAACAACTACGTCTGCTAGGAAACATATCTTGCTCAAGACGAGTCAGGCTCCTGGCGACGCAGTCGCGATGACCGCAGCGATCTACAGCTTGCACGTCGCTCACCCAGGCAAGTACGCAACCTCAGTTGAGAGCTACTGGCCGGAGGTATTCGAGTACAACCCGAACGTAGTAACCCACCTCATCCCAGACGGAACGTCGCCGAGGATGTTGGGTGTCGCCGACGTCGAAATGCATTACCCGGCGATACATCAGAGTAACCAGCGTGGTATCCATTTTATGCAGGGCTGGTGCGAGTTCCTTGGTGCCGCGCTTGGGGTACAGGTTCCGCTAGCGACGAACAAACCTCGTTTGTACTTCGCCGACGACGCGCCGAAGACTGGTGACTATTGGGTAATATGTAGCGGGGGGAAGCGGGACTTCACGACTAAGCTTTGGGGACAGGAGCGGTATCAGGAGGTAGTCGACATATTGCACGGAAAGGTGCGGTTCGTCCAGGCAGGCGGGGCAAGACCGATAGTACCTTGGAACGCGAGTACGCTTGGATCACAGGAGGACTCGCACCCGCTTCTGCGCGATGTATCTAACATGGTCGGCAAGACTACCCTACGGCAGTTGTTTGACCTGATCCGAGCCGCCAGGGGAGTGGTTTGTGGTGTATCACTGTTGATGCACGTTGCCGCCGCGCTCGATAAGCCCGCTATAATCGTGGCAGGTGGACGCGAGCCAGTAGCTTGGAATGCGTACCCGACGCAGCAGTATGTTCATACGGTCGGCGCACTACCGTGTACTACTTCTCAAGGGCAAGCTGGCGGTGCGTGTTGGCGATATCGCACGGTTCCGCTCCATGATGGTACAACAATGGA